ATTTTAAGACGTTGTAATTGTTACCGTAGCTGAATTATTTCTAGCTCTTAATTTTTGTGTTGATGAATTATACCAAATTTGTCCCGTGATAGGATTAGCTGGATCACCTGCGTAAGACCTAATGGCCATTCCTCTTATAGTTCTAAATATACTCATTTAACTCCTTAATTATTTTTTAGAAGCCAACCTTGAGTTCCATCTGTGTAGGCTAACGTAAAGCCGGCTCTTTCTGTTGCTACTGTTAAATCTGCTGCTGAACCTTGTATGGGTTGACTATTACGGCCAACAGTTAAATTATTTGAATCAAATGTTCCTGCATAATCAACAATAGTTACTTCATCACCAATTGATGGTGAACTTGGAAGTGTTACTGTAAAAGCTCCACTTGTTGTATTTGCAAAAATACCTTGACCAGCTACTGCTGTGTAATTGCCTGTCTTAACTGCTTGCCAATCTGTTCCACCTGCTGCTGCGTCTGCAAAAGTAGGAGGGGCTCCAGAACCTGCTGAAGTTAAAATCTGTCCTGAATTTCCTGTTGCTACTGCAACTACTGCACCATTAGCATCATAAGAAATTATGTTACCATCTGTACCATTAGCTAATTTAGCAAGAGGTACTGTTGCATTAATTAATTGTGAACCGTTAATTGTTTTATTTGTAAGTGTAGCAGTTGAAGCTGCTGATACTAATCTAGAATCACCCCCAGTACTAGGAAGCGTTAAAACATTATCGGCACTTTCTGAATGTGGTGCAGCTTTTATTTTTTGGCCGTGTGAATTAGATTCGCAGTTTAATTGAATAGTACCTTGATTTGTATTACCTTTAACAGTTAAGTGACCCGTACCGTTAGGAGCTATGTTTACATCTCCATTTGATACAGATAAAATATTTGCAATTATGGGGTCTGTTAAAGTTTTATTTGTTAAAGTCTGTGTTCCTGTAAGTGTAACACCATCTGCTGGAGATAAAGGTATTTCAATAACGCCAGTGTTAGTTGCAACACCATCAAGATATACAGCTTTATATCCTTTGTCAGTTGCTGAAAAAGTAACCGTGGCTCCTGAACCAGATGCAGCTTTTAACTGTACTGTGTAAGCACCTGATGTACTGTTTTTTATAAAATAAAATGTTTCTGTAAGAAGCGGGAATGTTACAATTTTGTTTCCTGTAATTGCTTGTGGTGATACTGCACCAAGAATAATAACTCTATTCTGAGCGGCACCTGTTAAAGCTCCATCAGCAATAGCTAATGCTGTTGTGTTAGCTCCAGCACCTGCAGCATTTAAAGTTTGAATTTTGAATCCACCAAGCAATTGTTCTGCAAGGCTTAAGTTAGCGTTAGTTTTTGTTCCCCAAGTACCAGCATTTTCGCCGGTTGCCATTAGCTCTACGCCAAGATTCGTGAATGTTGATGCCATAATTTTGTTCTCCTAATTATATCCTTAACTTATAATACTTATATCTTTAAAGTCAATAATGTTTATGCGCTTTGTATACCAACAACGTCAGTATATCCAGCACTTTGTGTTGCAGTAATATCTCTATATCCAATCGGTGCTACGTTTCCGACACTAGCTGTTGCTGATACTCCTGTTAAACCCATTACATCACTAGGTGAAATTGAACCTACAGATGATGTTGTTGATAGTCCTGTTAGTGTAACCCCTATTCCTGCAAGTACAGATCCCACAGATGATGTTGCGGATACACCTGTTAAACCCATTACATCAATAGGTGAAATTGAACCTACAGATGATGTTGTTGCTAGTCCAGTTAAACCCATTACATCAGCGGGTGCAATTGAACCTACAGATGATGTTGTTGCTAATCCGGTTAATGTAAATGATATGTCCCCTGTTATAGATAGGTTACCAACTGAAGAAGTTGATCCTACTCCAGCAACAGTTAATGTACCCCCAGCAAAAATAATTAAACCTCCTACAGCAGAGGTTGCCGATTGACCAGTTAATCCAACTCCTTCATTTGATATAGGTGCAATATCTCCCTCAGAAGCAGTCATTGCAAGTCCTGTTAAACCTACTATCTCTTGGTCTATTGAAACTATTGAACCTAATGCAGAAGTTGCTAATTGTCCTGTTATTAATAATGAAATATCAGATCTTGCAGTTGGCGAACCTACTGCAGAAGTTGCTGATACTCCTGTTAACCCAACTGTTTCTTGAATTGGTGAAATTGATCCGACTGCAGAAGTTGCGGATAGACCTGTTAGTGGAACTACAAGACCAGAAGATCCCCAGTTCTCTACACCCCATTCATCAGAACCCCAACCGGCTGTTGCTGTAATGCTAGTTGTAAGTGATCCTTGTGATGATGTAGTTGAAAGCCCAGTTAAAGTAATTGAAACTTCAGTTTGAGTGCCGTAAGTATTCTGTCCCCAGGTTGTACCGGATTGATTCCAAGTATTGGCCATAAGGAGTTACTCCCTATGCTATTCTAAGTATAGCGTTAGATGCGTCTGCTGCTGGAAATTCAATTGTGAAAGTTCCGTTTGTTACAGTTTTATCTCCACCAAATGCGATCGCACAAACTGATGGATCATTGGCTGCTGTATCATTAAATATTAAACAACCGTTAGCTGTAAATGAAGCTGATGTAAAAGAGATGTTAGCAAAATCACATACTGCCGTGTCACCAGATAAAGCGGGTGTTACGTTTGTTAATGCTGCACCTTTAGTAGTGTAACCATTACCGTTAGCCACTTCATTTGAAGTTGTATAAGCTGTTGTTGATTTATTTATTGTCGCTGAACTTGTGTACAGTGCTAATCTAAAAGTATTTCCACCTTGTGTAAAATTGTGTATTGCTCTTAAAGCTTCTGTTTTAAAAGTATTACAAACTGCTGATGTTATTGCCATAATTTTTATCTCCTAATTAATTTATGGTGAAGGTGATTTGACTTGTATCCTAACTGTTCCGTCAGTGTAATCGTCTCTTCTTCTTCTCCCCAACTGCATTCCTGCAAACTGTTGTATGCCTGTTTTATATCTATTTTCATAGTATGTCAACATATCCATTGGACCTTTTAAGTAACCAAATGCTTCAACAAGGCAGGCATGTAACAGACCTTGAGGGAAATAACTACTTATATATGTGCTTGTATTAGCAGCTGATAATCCAGCTGTTTGCTTATTATAATATATTCTAAATAAATAATTAACGTCTGGAGTAGGTGCTAAATAAATAGAACCTGAAGTAGTATCAGTTAATCCTGTTGCTCCACCAAACATAGCATAATACTTAGGTTTTCCAGTAACATCTTGACCAGTTAAATCACCTTCTGTACCAGTTAATCTCCCTATATATTCAGCTAAATAAGTTTGGTCTTTTTTCTCTAACCAAGTACCTGTTTCAGTTGAGTTATTTACATTAAATACTTCAACACCTCTTATAAATAAAGCTCCCCCTGGTGATCTTATATTATTTACATCAGCTGCCATTGTTCCTTCTTGAACAAATCTATCTGAATCCATGGGGCAATCGATATTAATTCTATGTTCAGCAGACATAATAAAATCATCTATAATAGCTTGAGTAAAAACTCCGTCACCTACTTCTGTGTAGTCTCTAATTGCTGTTGTAAGTGTTGCGTATGTATATGCCATAATTAAGCTCTATCATTAATGGGTCCGATTGTACACTGTAAACCGCCCCCTGTTTCTGTGGATGTTGCATTACTTGCTAACGTAACATTTACACCATCAAATTGAGTTGTGAATTCAGGTTGACCGGTACCTTGAACTTGTGTTTCATTTAAAGAATCTACTTTATAAGCACCAAAAACTTTAGCCCCAATAGGATGAGTTCCTGCTGTTGTACGTTGTGGTGCAACACCTCTGTAAGGTGCGCTTGTTCCTCTAGTACAACCTGTGAAATTATCAAAGTTTCTTCCGGTATATTGTATGACTTCATTTTGAAATAAACCTGTAACTGCATTTACTTTTTCTATCATAATAAAACCTGAAGTAGGAAAATGTGTTCCTGTCTGTACAGTAATTGTTGTATCAGTAAGTGTAGCAGCTGTATCTAAAGTTGTAGATAATTCTAATGCAGGACCTGCAGCACCGGTAACAATAGGTACTCCTCCTACTGGTGACTTTACATTTCTGAGTCTAACAAAATCATTAACTTGCAGATCACCGTTTGGGAAATTTATTTTTAAAGTTGTGTTTGCAGCCGTAGTAGTAATTGGATTATCTGGTAAAAAATCTTCTGTTGCAAATTCTGTTCTTGCAGGTCTTGCTTTTTGTAAAGCTTGTGGATCTGCATTAGTTGGCTTTGGTTGTAGCTGTGGTTGTTTAGGTTCGTACTCTGACATATGCACAAAAGCACCGTTCCATTCTGTAACCATTTCATTGTATGGAAAAGCCATACCAGATCTATCTGATATCGCTAAAGCAAATTTACCTTGTGCAAAACTAGACATTAGCTTAGTCCTGGAAAATATATTTTAGGAGATATGTAAGTAGAATTAGAAGAACCATCTTCAGACTCAGCTCTTTTTAATTCATCTTCATACAATAATTTTAATTCTTGAACTCTTTGTGGTGCATATTTTAAAGCTAGATAATAAGATAAACCCATTATCATACAAGGTACAAATCTGTAAGGTACATCTGTTGCATTTGTATATGCTCCTACATCGTCAATTCTTTTTGTGTAATAGAAATTTATAAAGTCCCCTGCTTGTGAACTACCTGGTGTTAAATACAGAGTCATCGTAACCTTATCAACAAATCTTTGGACCCAATATTGAGTAGGTAAACCTAAAGAAGCTTTATTAGAAAATGCTTGATACTGAGATCTACTGATTCTTGTCATAGGTGTATCGATACTTGTAGTATCTACTCTATAGTTTGCTTCTTGGATATCTGTCATCCCTCTTGGTGATTGTGCAACAACATCAGTTTGAGCATGAGTTGCAGCCGTAGTACCATTAACTCCTCTAACACATCCCGTTAAATTTAAACTAGAAATTCCTGTGTAGGTAATATCTTCAGTACCAATAATTATATTTCCCGATGTTGAAAGACCAACAACCGAGGTACAGGGAACTGTGTTTTGTGTGCTATTCATTACTTGTGATAATGTTGTAGAGACACCACCAGATACACCATCAGAAGTAGATCTAAAAAATGTATATACTGCTTGGCCGTTTACTAAAGTTACGTTTTGATTTTTTACTTCCCAAAACTGTAAACCCCTATTTCCCCATTCGGAAAATAAAATGTTTAAAGATCGTTTAGCGGTTTTTAATTGATAACCAGATACACCTTGAATGCCAATACGTTCGTAAGCATCTTCAATTATTTCATCAATGCCTAAGTTCTTATCAAAAGTATAAGAACCCGAAGTCGTATTAGCCATGAGCTTACGCTCCTGTAATAGTTAATGTAACGCTGCCGTCCGTACCACCGGTTTGAGTTAGTGTAGCACAAACTCCATTTCGGAACAAAATACCTGAACCGGGGACATAAACTTCCAGTCCTTCAGTGTCATATCTATAGATAGCTTTTAAATTACCTGCTGCTGCGTCTCCTGCAGAAGCTACGTCATGTAGAGATAAAACAGAACCTGCTTCTCCTCTTCCTTGAATAGATGTAACTCTAGCTCTGGCCGCTAATAAAACAGAAGCTGCCCCTGTAGTTTTGTTAAGGGTTGTTTGGTCACTTGAAAATGAACTCATAATTTTTTTCTCCTAATTTAATACTAGGGCCCCGAAGGACCCTAGTTAAATTTATTAGTTGTTTCTTACGCTATTAACAGACTGTAAGTATTCTACAGTGATAATTGCTACACCAGCTGTT